TTAACAGAATCAAAAATCCTAGCAAGTTCCTCTGATTTAAGAGCCTTTTCAGCTCTTATTTCTTTTAATGTTGCCATTATTTTCTCCTATTAGTTATTTTTCATAATGTTCTTTTGAACATTAATGAATAGCTCATTATCTTTAACAGGATCATATCCATACTGAGCAACAACATCATCCAATTTAGAATAAATTGCATTAAGTCCTGCTATGTATGTAGATACCATCTCTGTAGATTTCTGGCTAAGTGTCTTTTTTTCAGAGTTTCTTAAGGAAGCAAGATCCTCAATTCTCTCTGTGAATGCCTTTAACTCCTCAAGAGAAGCTACAGCATGTTCTCCAAGTCTCATACCCTGTTGGGATGATTTACTGATACCTGTATCAGATTCACTTGAAATCTCTAAATCTTTATTCATATCTTTGGCACATTTGCCATCTTTACCATAAGTACATTTTTTCTTGCCATATTTCTCATCTATGCACTCATCATCTTTTACTTCCTCAAACTCTGTATCTATTTCATCTATTTTTTCATCTGGATCATCATAAGACTCTAAGCCTGATTTAAGAGCTTGTACAAAGCTATTCTGTTGTGATCCTACTAAAACAGGAGATACTTCCCAGACTTTTACATCTTGTAGCACTCTTACAGGTACTTCCTCTCCTTTAGAATCAATATGTGATCCCTTTTCAGATTTCATTACTTGAAATCCATAACTGAATTGCTGCATATCTTGCATAGCCTTTACAGTTTCATAAGCTTCTTTACCTGCTTCTGTTTCTAAAAAATATCCTTTAAACACAGCTTTTTGATTATCTGTTTCTATGATTCCTCTACCAATTACTTTACTCCAATCATGATTCCATACTAATGGCACTTTATTGCCTGAATATCCTGATCTTAAAGCATTAGCTTTAGTTACATCATTATCACTATCAATAGTCTCAAATAATGAAAAAACTGCCTCTATGTATCTTGTATCTCCATCCTCTTTTAGCTCTATAGGAGCATTTTTATAAGATAGATTCTCTGGTCTTTCTATTTCATTCATCTATTACCTCAATATAAGCTTCTGTACATCTACAATTAGCAATCAAGCTAATTGGAGCATTAGGATCTCTAGGAGCATCCAACTTAATACCATTATACAGATAAAAACTATTCAGAGGAACTCTTTGATTGTCTAACTCAAAATGTGCTTCTCTAACAACTCCATCTCTCCTAGATACCCACTCTTTTTCTAAAGTTTTGCCTGTAGCTTTTGCAGCTCTTTGCTGACTCCAAGAACTTATCTTACCAACCTCTGTTCTAGCTATATTCTTAGCTCTACCTAAGTTCTGTCCTCCTAAAACTACATTTATCTTTTTAGATAACTCATTAAAGAATCTATCTCCATCTGGTGTTCCTGCTACAGGATTTACTATTCCTAGATCCTCAAACTCTTTTATTGTCTTTGTTATCTGTGTAGCAATTCTTTTCTTTGTAGTTGCATTTAAGTCATTCATAACTTTCTTAGCATTATCTTGCACAAACCCTGCTGCTTGTGAATCTTGAAACAATGATCTTACTTCTGCAGGAACTTCTCTTTGTCCTCTATAAAAGCCATTATCTACAATTTTTTTAAGTGTTCTGCCCTCTGGTAGTAATCCAGATAAAGTACCAAATACTGTTCTTATTGCTTGTTCCTCATCTACTTGCACTCCTAGATCTACAGGATCTGCAGCTTTAAAGTTTTCTTGTGCAGGAAAAAGATTATCCCAAGTTCTAACTGACATATCATCCCCAAGAGAATAAAACAATGGTAGTAACTCTTTATCAAACTTAGATTCATTTAGGAATATATCTACATTAGTTTCTAGTGCAGCTAAGTCATGACTAGCTTTAGCAACATTAGATAAAGCTCTTTTTTGCCTATTAAGTTCTTTTGCATAGATATTAGCCATATACTCACTCCATGAGTTTTCTAAACCATTAATAGCTTCCCAGAGTTCTTTCTTTTCTATCTCTGATCTGTAGTGCTTTACTGTAGGTAATCCTAAGATTTTTACTGTAGGCTCTTGCCATCCATATAGTGGAAAGTCAATACTTTTGTTTTCTTTAACTTTCTCAGCCTCTTTAGTTGCCCAATTAGAAGCTCTCATCTTGTTAGATTTAGATATGTCTCCACCCCATAACAACCAAGCTACTTGCCCTGCTGTTGGTCTATCACTATTTCCATTAAGATAATCATTAGCTTTATCTGAGTCTAAGTCTGCCTCATGCCTAGCAAACCAAGCTGCCATTCTTACAACTTTGTTATCACTAATCTTTCCATTAGCCATTTCTCTAGCTTCTCTTTTTGTTTTATCTGTTAAACCTGATCCTGCATATTCAAGTAAATCTAATCCTCTTTGTGCATTCTTTTGTATATAACTAGGAACTTTATCTACTTTTGTTTCTACTTCTAAATTTATTTCTTTCTTTGTGCTTTTAGGATGATTCTCAGGTAGTAGATCTGTATCAAAAGCTCTATTTCTAAATCTGCCTGAACTTAATGCTCTAATAAAAGTATTAACTCTTGCTAATGCCCATTGATCTGAACTAGTAACATTTGGTCTTACTGATTGTGGATTGGTATTATATGCACCTACTCCTCTTTCAAATACTTGTTTAAGCATTGAATAAGTTGCTCTATACTTTGGATCTTTGTCATTATGCTCTGTAACTTTATCTCTTAAAATCCCCTCTATCCTCTTAGAAACTGCTTTAACCTCTATCTCCTCAGAAGTTTCAGCATGATACATAACTACATCATCTCCCTCAACAGGAACTTCAGCTACCATCATATTTCTTATGAAGTAATCTCCATCATCAAGAGCAGATAACTGATTAGCTTGTCTTGCTTCATTGACTGTTACAAACCCTGCATTAAATCCTGTTACTATTCTTTGCATAGTTGCATCCTCATCTTGTGATAAGGCTCTAACATCTGAAAGATCATATTTAAAGCAGTAATCTGTATTATCCTCAAAATCTTGTATTAATAATTGTTTTGTAAATTCATTAGCAAAGTGATTCCACATAGGAATAAGCTTTTGTTCTGTAAAGAACTCTCTAAGTTCTTTTGCATTAGAGTATGTTGCTCTCTCTAATCCAGATCCTAGTCCTGCTAATATTGCAGGAACACCTAATACAGCAGATATTCTCTCCTCATTAATGTATCTAAGTTTGCCTATCTCTAAATCTTTTGGGCTAAAGGAAAGAGTTTTTATATCTACTTCTCCACCAGATATAACTAATGGTCTCCCTCTATTCTCTCCTCCAAATCTCCTACCAAATACCTCAGCTATGTTCTCTGCTTCATCACTTGTCATACTTAAATCATTCTTTGGAGATATAACAACACTAGGAACACCTGTATTCTTTACTAATGCTGCTCCCATCTGTGAAGCTGCAGCATCTCCTAATACTTCTACCATTACAGATCTAAGAGGTGCTAACCCTCTCCTGTGATTTCTAGGATCTATTCTCTCTCTAAGATGTATCATATCCTCTGGCAATATTGTCATTGTGTTGCCTTTTTGCTTATATTCATACTTAGTTATTAACTGTTCTGTGTTTCCTTTTACTTCAACCATCTCTGGTAGTAAAGGTATAAGTTGTATTACTGCTCCTGATTCATTTCTAAGTTTAAGTAAGAAAGCATCTCCAGATACAGCAACAGAAGTAACAATATAGTTATTTAGTAGTGATGCTGTCATATTAGGATTAGGATTCTCTAAAAGTATTGCAGCAGGATGCTTATCTATGTATTCATCCCCCTCTTGATTCTTTAAATATACCTTTAATGGTGGCTCACTAAAAGCTGTACCAAGTACATTTAAACAAGCAAGAGCTGCTGAATTACCCTCTGGAGACATTTGATTGACTCCACTAAAGTAACCTGCATCTGTATTAAATGGAAAGACTACTTGTGATGTTGGATATTGCCCAGATTTCTTTTCTGTTTGTACTTCCTGAGCAAAGAAGCCTCTAATATTATCTCTAATTCCCAATTAGTTTACACTCCAATTTGTCTTTCTAACTATCCCAAACCTAGCTGCATAAGCTAAGGCATCTACCATATCATCATGAGATCCACTAGATGGAAAGCTAGTTAATTCTCTTTCAAATTCTACAAGCCATTTAGCATTTTTCAAAAACCATATTGTGCCATTTTCTACTCCTGCAGCAGCAGGTACAGCTCTAGCAGTTTTTGACTTATCTGCCTTTAAGTTCCTTATTGGCAAACCCTGCCTCCTAGCCATCTGAATAATACCAAGACCAAAACTAGAATCCTCCACTCCCAACCAAGACATATTGTATTCTACAATCTTTGATTCTATCTGTGGAAGTAACTCTGGAGCTTCTAGTCTAGCTCTGAATACATCCATTACTAATAGCTTACCACTAGGAGTAGATCCAACTGTTATTATTACTGAATAATCAGCAGTCTCTTTAATACTTAGTGCTGTGTCCATAGTGCCAAATATACTTAGCTCACTATGCTTTACTACTTCATCTCCTAACACATACTCTGGATCATCTGCTTCAATAGTGTCATAGTACTTAAACCATTCTCTTTTAAACATGTGTCCTACTTCTGTAAATTCTGCTAAGAACTCCTGTGCATACACCATAGAGCCTAGCTCCTCTCTGGCTTGTGCTAACTCATCTTTGTTAATTCTAGGAGATTGCTCTGTTGGATAATGAAATACTTTCCAATCAGCTCTCCTTTTAGCATTGTCAAACAACTCATAAAACCAATTCATGCCATTTGGTGTAGATATAAATAAAGCTTTGCCTAAGCTATCAGATAAGATTGGTCTTACTGTGTCCCATGTTTCTTTATCTTGATAAGCAACCTCATCAAAGATTATAAGAGATATACCACCTGCACCTCTAAGAGTTTCTGGTTTGTTAGCTGATTTTATCTGTATAGATCCACCATTAGCTAATACTATTCTTTTCTCTACTTCTCTAGTTTCTGCATAGTCCTCTGGTAACTGTCTTACTAAACTTTTAAGATTAAGCCAAGACTCTAAAGCCTGTGGATATACAGGAAAGATAATCCAAACTTTTAAACCTTTTAATGCTTGATCTACTGCACTAACTAAACTAAGTGTAGTTTTACCCCATCTCCTGCCACATACAGCAATAATAAACCTATGTTCATCTAATGCTTTTATAACTTCTAATTGTCCAGAATGTAGATCAGGTGGAGTAGCCTCAATAATCTGGCTCATCATCCTGCTCCCAATCCCACTTAAACTTAATCTGTGGTTGTTCTATGTGATTTACTGTTACTTGAGGTGTTCCTAAACCATAGATCTGACTAATCATCTTATAGCAAATATCTAATAATCCTTTTAATTCTGTAGGATTCATAGAAGCTAAATCCCTTTCATTTATTTCATTAATAATTCTAAATATTACAGGTTTAAGCTCATCAGCTAGATCTCTTGCAGTTTCTCCTACTTGTGCAAAAACTTCCCCAATTATCTGTTCATTTAGCATTTTATTAATAGCTTTTACTCTATCTTGCCATTGATTCTTAGAGGATATTTGATAGATTCTCCTCTCTGTCAAACTGAAGTTTTCTGAAACTTTTAGTAAAGTTCTACCTGCACCTAAAGCTAAATAGTATTGAAATCTTTTAAAATCAACATTAGATTCTCCTACTTGTTGTTGATTTGGTAAAGCTAAAGACATATCATCTATGTAATCCATAGATTTAGTATAACCTAACTTCTATTATTACAATGCAAACTACAACCACAGCAAAGATAAGTACAATTACACTTCATTAGTGTCCATGCATCATAGCTTCTACATAAGCAATTCTATTTTTAAGATCATCTATTTGCCAAGTTTCAAGCTGATTTGTTTCTAAAATTGTTACTTTCTTAAGCAAATCTTGCCATTCCCACTTCATTAGCTCATAAGATTGTGAATCTTGAGATGGATTATTTAAATCAGAAATATACCTAGCCTGAAAGTCCTCAACTTTCCATTCAAGATCTCTTACTTCTGTTTCTAAGTTCTGGTAGTTTGCTCTAAGTGTTGTTAATTCTGTTTCTAAATACTCAGCATTGTAAGCAACTTGCTCTAATTGATATATCTTTTCATATAATATTGCAATATCATTAGATACCATTGTCTCTGATTTAAGTTGCTCAAAATCATATTCTATATCATTCATTCTGTCATCTATGTTTGTAAGTGTATTTATTACAGCTCCTAAGCTTTGCACACCTGCACCAATAGATCCCATAAGAGTTATAGCAGTAACTACAATAGCTAAATTATCTTTTATTTTATTTAACATTAGCCACCAACTTTAAACAAGATTTCTCTAATAACTTCCTCAATAATAATTAGGTTTTGATTAAACCCAACTATTGATTCTTGATAGGCACTAACTTGTGCTTTTAGAGTTGCTACTTCTTGTTGCATATCATTTACTGTTTTAAATAACCATCCAACTAAAGCAGCTAAACCACCCTGTAAAATCTGACTTAAATTTACTGTTGCTTTCATTACATCACATTGTTAACTAATACTACTAAAGCAGATACAGCTACAATCCAACCTGAAAGCTCTGATCTTGAAATCTTTTGATTAACTTTCTCATGCACTTGATCTATTCTTACATTAATCTTTTCTTGATTAGAAAGTATTAAAATAAGCAGCTCTTTGTTGCTCATGCCATTATCTGCCATATAACTAATTTAGAGGTAAAACACAAAATAATGAAATTCTAATGTTTTCTTTTGCTCCCTTTTCTAAGATCCAAGCAGCTTTTAAATTCTTAGGAAAAAACTCTATTGTGCCATATCTCCATCTAATACTTTTTGTTTTAGGATCTATTATTCTTTCATCAGTAGGTATAACAAATTTAACTTTTTGACTCTTTTTATATTCAATCCCCTGATAAATCATTTCCAAAGTTTTCCCTGTAGTGCATTCTTTTAGCAATTTTTCTGTAACTAGATTTATCTAAAGCATTCATAAGAAGTTTATCCTCATCATCTTGCAGATTTACATAGAATACATGAAAGTAATTAATTAATGTTTCTACAGGCTCATCATGAAATGTTGTTGATCCTTTTTTAGTAAGAGTATGTATGGCAAAATTTCCATCAAGATTCATTGTTACTTCTACAACTGTAGGCATACTTTTTAAAACACAGGTAAATTTTACTCCTCCTTTATGTGATCCATAGATAGGATGTTCATATTGTGGATATATTTCCTGTACCTTATCTAACTTATCAATAAGAGTTCTTTCATTATTAAGCAATAAAATAATAGACATATAGCCTATGTTTATATCATCAGCAGCATATTCCATTTCTACCTCTTATATTAAATTCTTTACTAGCCATTCCTATTCTGCCTTTTTGTCTTTCCATAATGTTATAATGTTTTTCTAAACAATCACATAAATTCTGATCTAATAAAACTCTTTGATTAAATTGTATCTTTTTTAATGGTATTCTGTATGATTTCTCTGCAATATTTGTTACTAACCAATCACTTTCAATCAAGTCAATGTTTAAACCGAAAAACCTATTAGGAACACAGTTAAGAAATATTAATCCTGCTTTTTCTCCTTTTTGTTTTAAACTATCTATTTTGCTTTTAGAAATATATGCAGTACTTAGATAAGATACATCAAAATTATGCCAATAACCAATAACCTGTAGCTCCATAAAATACAATGTATCAGATATTTTGCAAACAAAGTCCTCTGCAAAATCCTCCTCATCTTTAATTATTTCCCAATTATTAGCATTACATATTTCTTGCCAATATGGTCTAGCTTTGTATTTATCATAAAAATCATACTCATCTGGTATAAAAACTCTCCTATTGTTCTGATTTGGCATATCTACCCCAACAATGCTTACTGCTATTCCAATGATGCCATCCATCATAATAAGAAAGCCACCTAGCAGCTTTTACATTAGTTTCTGGATCATACATATCTAAGTCTTTATTATATATATCATCCTCAAGCCATTTCTCAGTTCTATTATTAAATTGAAATAAACCCTGATCAAAAGATCCATCTCTGTTATATCCTGTAGCTTTATAATATCCAGAGCTTTCACAATAAATAACAGTTAATGCAAGAGCTTCATCCTCTTTAAAGTGGATATTAACTAATGGAATCCACTCCTGCACCTGCTCTATTAACTTACATTGATAAGGAACTCTGTATAGATCTTGATAGGTATCAATATCAAAATCTACCTTACCTAACAATGAACAAGTTAATAAAAGTTCTATCATCTAGCCCATTCTAAGATATAAGCTTTATGCTTTCTAGGTGTCCCATTAGCATTTAACTTAGCTTTCTGCTTATTGTTACAATCACAATCCATAAGATAAATTGTAGAATTATAATCAGCTTTTAGCCTATTTATAGCTTTTCTTAGATTGCCACTTTTAGCAAACTCAGAATCTAAAGTACAAATAAATCCCTCAAGTTCTAAAATATATCTAATTTTTCTAAATTCTGATAAATTCTTTTCTTGAGCAATAATCTGTATATTAGGTAAAGGCTTACTCCTGCCAAACATTTTAAGCATTTATTCCCCTTTATCTGCATCACTTATTGCCATAGTTGCTATATCTTGTATTTTGTTTTTAACAGATTGCAAGTTATTAATAGATACATCTGTCTTACTCATGTTCATAGCTCCTAAAGCTTGAGCAGTATAGTTTCTAGCTAGATCAAGATCCTGTTTTGCTATATTCAAAGCAAAATCTTTTATATTATCCATTATTGCTTGTGTTTTATCAGTTATATCCTCAACCAATCCCTCAGCTTCTAGCTCTTTAACTTTTTGATCTAAAGTTTTCTCTTTTGGTGCAGCTTCTTTACTAGGAGCTATCCCAATCATTTCCTCAGCTAAAGTAGATTCAGAGAATACAATTCTTAAGCATCTACCATTAGCTTTTGTATTAGCCATCTCAAACCAAGAATTATGGTCTTTACTTGTTTGCTTTGCATAGGCTACAGCTTTTGGCTCTGTATCATCTTTTGTTTCATAGAATGAGCTTTTAAATATTACCCAATCATCTCCATATCCAATCATTTCTGCAATTAATCTGCATTCTGGATATTGTTTATTCATTTTGCTGATGAGTTCATCAACAGTTGTATAGTCCTCTAAGAACTTAGGCATTTGTGCCATTTTCAACCTCCATTTTAGTTTTACCAATATATTTCATATTTTTACAATTATCCCAAGTTGCATTGCCCCATGCTGCAGATTCTGCAACTTGAAAGCCCTCATCTGTTTTATAAGTATATAAATTAATTTCAGGCTTATCTATGTTCCAATATAAAAATCTATATTCCCACTTATACTTATTTTTTCTTTTAAGTGGGTACATTAGAATATATTATTTTTACTAAGGATCTCTCCTCTGTGTAGTCTTTGCTCAAAGTTAAACTTATTATGTAGAAGTTTCTCCTCTATCCATAAGCTTAAATAAGCTAAAGTCATTATTATTGATAGCAACCCATAAGCTGCTAGTCCTAGATAGATCCATTCTTGAATCATCATATAGTTACCTCCTAATCAACTAATTAATAATTATTGTCTCATGTATTTGTCATAAAGTCAATGACCAAATTAAAGATAATAAGCTCAAGCCCTGTTACTAGGCTTGAGCTATATTTAACAAGTGTTGTTGTTTTTGTTATATGTGGAACTAACCCTGTGCCACTCCCTCCCAAAAACCAGAATACTAAATTTAGTAGCATTTAAATATGTGGAGTAATAGGCTATAACCCTAGTTTAATGAGGTGTAGCTAATCCTCTGCTATTAGATCCTAATCAACTATCTCTTTCTAAAAGCTACAGAAATAATTTACTTGTGCTTAACACTATAAACAATAGTTAAGACAAAAAGAGATAAATTGATAATTTGTTCCAGATCAATGGTAATATTATTAAGAGCAGGTAGAGATTTACATATACTCCCTTTGTGTATGTTCATTTTAGCCCTAATCAACCTCCACCTGCTTAACAAAAAAGAGGAGATACAAATCTCCTCTTTCTTGTTTCAGTTACATAAAGGAAAGCTATTGCTAGTCCTCCTATTGTCCCCTCTTATTCTAACTTACTTTTTTCTTTGCATAAGTCTTTATTACAGCTAAAGCTGCACCACCACCAGAAATAGCAGCTAACTGTAAAGCATTAGCATCTACTCCTACAAGTGGAGATATGGTTAAAGCACCAATAAATGCTTCAACAAAAGTCCAAATAGCTCTCTCAAGCATATCTTTCATATCATCTGACATAACTCACTCCTCCTCTTTCATTCTTGTTTGTATTTTTTTAAATTGAACACATCTTTTTTTTATACATACAAAAGCATGGTTAATTAATTCTAATTTTTCCTTACAGGAATTACATATTATATTCATAATTGTTGATGAGTTAAATTACTTAACTTGCATCCCTTTAAGTATGATTGCTTGTCTAAGAGCTTTAACTTCTGCTTTTAAATGTTTTATTTCTGTAGATAATATATCCATTATATCCTCCTGATTCTTAGAAACTTGAGATATATTTACAACATCATCTGTTGATTTATTAGATACTATATTTCCATCAAAGTTTTTATAAGTTACAGTTACTTCCTCTCCAGAAAGAATTGCATCTTTCACAATAGGATAAACTTGCTCATAAGCAGCTCTTGATGCTCCTCCAAACCCATCTTTCTGAGTTTTTGTTAGCAAGAGACATCCTTTAGTGTCTATTGGGCTATTGCCTACATGCCATAATATCCACTTATAATTAGGAACATTTCTTACCCAAATCATACCTTTATGCCATTCAGCACCATACCTTTTTAAATATCTATTGTGAAAACCACCCTCAGCTCTTAATTCAAGTTTATATGTACCTGCAGGAATCCTTGTAGAGCCATGAATTTTAGTTGGATTATATTGATCTTCTATGGTGTATGCTAGAAAGGATCTTACATTATCTGTTACATCAAATAGCAATCCAG